AATGAGTTTGACACTCGTATGTTTAAGATGTTCAGAAACGTAGTTAAGTACGGAGATCAAATCTTTGTAAGAGATCCAGAGAACTTTAAACTCTACTGGGTTGACATGGTTAAAGTCATTAAAGTTATTGTTAATGAGAGTGAAGGTAAACTTCCAGAACAGTATGTTATTAAAGACTTGAACATTAACTTGCAGAACTTAACAGTTGCACAGAAAACAAACACAGATTTTGCCGCTAATCCAACAACAGGATTAGGTGGTACTGGTGGAGGCGGAGGCGGCGGAGGATACACAACTCCATCTATGCCTTACAACACATCAGGTAGTAGATTTACATTAGGACAAGCAGAATCAGCAATCGATTCTAATCATGTTGTTCACTTGTCACTAACAGAAGGCTTAGATCGTTTCTGGCCTTTCGGACAGTCTATCTTAGAGAATGTCTTTAAAGTATATAAGCAGAAAGAACTATTAGAAGATGCTGTTCTTATCTATCGTGTACAACGAGCACCAGAACGTAGAATGTTTAAGATTGACGTTGGTAACATGCCTAGTCATTTAGCAATGGCATTCGTAGACAGAATTAAAAACGAGATACATCAAAGACGTATACCAAGTATTCACGGTGGAGACTCTAACGTAGATGCTACGTACAATCCTCTATCAATGAACGAAGACTACTTCTTCCCAGTTACAGCAGAAGGCAGAGGGTCATCAGTTGAAGTTCTACCAGGTGGACAGAACTTAGGTGAGATTGACGATCTTAAATACTTTAATAACAGACTAGCACGTGGTTTGCGTGTACCTAGTTCATACTTACCAACTGGACCAGACGATAACACGACTCCTCTGAATGACGGACGTGTTGGTACAGCAATGATACAAGAGTTTAGATTCAATCAGTACTGTGAAAGACTACAAAACTACATTTGTCAGAAATTAGATGAAGAATTTAAACTATTCTTACGTTGGAGAGGCTTTAACATTGACACAAGTCTGTTTCAATTACAATTTAATCCACCTCAAAACTTTGCCGCTTATAGACAGAGTGAACTAGATACTGCAAGAGTATCTACGTTTGCATCAATGGAAGCATTTCCATATATGTCTAAGCGTTTCTCACTAGAAAGATTCTTGGGATTAACTGAAGAAGAAATCAACAGAAACGAAAAACTTTGGCAAGAAGAAAACATTGAGAATTCAGGTGATGAGCCGACTGGTTCTGATCTACGAAACGTAGGAGTCTCAACAGGTGACTTCGATGCTGATACTGAAACTGGTGAAGAAATTGAAGATGCTGAAGAACTAGATGACTTCGGTGACTTAGATGTTGCAGGCCCAGTGGGTGGACAAGCATCAACAGCCGCAGGGTCAGTCGATGGCGCAGGAGAAGTTGGGCCAGTTTCTTAAATGAAAATAAAACATATTATTACTGCTGGTTGTAGTTTCGGAGATGCATATACGCCATGGACTTGGCCTCATCATTTAGAAGCACATACAAAATCAATAGACCCCAACGTTACGTTCGATCATAGAGGCATGGGTCATCAAGGCCAAGAACTTATTCAAAAGAAAGTTACTCATGCTATTATGGAAGCATTAGATAGTGGCTTGAAGCCAGAAGAAATGGGTGTTACTGTTTCTTGGAGTGGCAATGATCGTAAGACTTGGTACATCACTAACAAAGACTATATCAATGAAATCAAAAAGTACTGGAATGAATCCGGTGGATCCATGTGGCATGTACAATTCTGTGATCTTAAAAACAGCAAAGAAAATGTAGAAATAATACACTATGATGATGACTATGGACAGTATAATGTACAGTATAATCCAAATGGCGGCTGGTATCATTCTGCGTGGCAACACAGAGAACCTAAGTTTATTAATGATTATGTAATGCTTACCGAGCCTGTCACTGACAGAAACTATGATAAGTATAACATCAATTCATTGCATGTTGCTTTAGAAAATATGCTTATGTTACAAAATCTATGTAAATTACACGGCATTCCGTTTTATCAACAATACTATATGAAACATACATATGCAGATATTGAGCAAAACAAAGACCATGAAATAATTAATTATCTATACAAGCAATTAGATACACCCAATCTAGTTAAGCCAGCGATACATGAATATGTGAAACCATTTGGTTTAACTGTGTCAGAAATAGATGTCCACCCTAACGCAGAAGGCCAAGAAAAATACTTTAATGACATTTTAAAGCCCTTTTTAGAGACTAAAAAGTTTTTCGACTAAATACTCTTATGAAATTATTTGAAATGTTTGACGCCGCAATTCCAGGACTTCAGGATACAGATACTGATAACAGTAAACCTGTATGGAGAACTTCCAGAAAAACTAAATTGACATTAAGTCAAATAAGAAAATTAAGAAAGATGTTAGATGTTAGAAATTATGAAAAATCTAAACATCTTGTTAAAGTTAGGAAACAATACTCTGCACCAGCAGAAGATGCTGGCCCAACTATATAATAACAAAAAACCCCTAAATAGTCAAAAACGCAAAAAAGTAGTACTTAAAACACTGTTTTGTGAACTACGCTATAAATAAATCTACATAAGCCATTACTTTAATATCAGGAGAAACTCAATGGATAACAAGAAATTTGAAAAATTAATCGACCTCATAATTAATGAGAACGAGGAACAAGCATCGGAACTTTTCCATGACATCGTTATAGAAAAGTCAAAAGCAATTTACGAATCTATCATGGAAGACGAAATGATGGATGACGACCTTGAAGAAGGTATTGGTGGACAAGTAGGCGATCTACTTGACGAGATCAATGCTGAAGAGCAAGGCGTATCAGAAGACGAAGATGAAATCGAAGTAGACTCTGAAGAAGTATTCGACATCGGTGGCGATGAAGACGATGAGTTTGGTGCCGAAGGCGGAGAGTCTGAAGTAGAAGATGCTGTTATCAGAATCGAAGACAAACTTGATGACTTAATGGCAGAATTTGAAGAAATCATGGGTAAAGAAGATGATTTAGAAGATGAAATGGGCGATATGGGTTGACGATGAAGAACTAGTTGCAGAAGCAATTACACTTCAAAAAGTTACAGCTAAAATGGGTGACGATGGTTCACAAACTAGAAGCCCAGTAGATGCTAACTCAGGTCAAAAAGGAATGGATGCACATCCAGTAGACTTTGACAAAGGTAATGCAGGAGAACAAGGACGTCCGGCTCCTAAAGCTAAAGACATTGATGGCTCTTCTAGCTTCCAGAATCAGCCAGGCAAAAATGCTAAACCATTAAGCGCCGCTCCTAAGCCAGTCACAGCACAGGCTTCAGGTGTTAATACTAAATCTGTAATAGACTAGGAACTGATATAAATGGCTTTGTATCTTAAAGAACACTTATCGTTCGATCATGCCGAAATCATGGTCGAATCCGTTAAGGAAGGTGATACAGATTTAAAGACCCTTTTTATGAAGGGCATCTTTATTCAAGGTGGGGTTAAAAACGCAAATGAGCGAGTTTACCCTATTAATGAAATAGAGACAGCCGTAGAAACACTCAACACACAAATACAAGAAGGTAATTCTGTATTAGGTGAAGTTGATCATCCAGATGATTTAAAAATCAACTTAGATCGTGTGTCACACATGATCACTAAGATGTGGATGGACGGGCCGAATGGCTACGGCAAATTAAAGATTTTACCAACTCCAATGGGTCAGTTAGTTCAGACCATGTTAGAGTCGGGGGTAAAACTCGGTGTATCTAGTAGAGGTAGCGGAAACGTTAACGATATAGATGGCCGTGTCAGTGATTTCGAAATAATCACTGTAGACATTGTTGCTCAACCAAGTGCACCAAATGCTTATCCTAAAGCGATATACGAGGGCCTCATGAATATGAAGCACGGACATAAAGTTTTAGAAGTAGCACGAGAAGCACGAGGCAACAAGAAAGTAGAACGTTATTTGAAGGACGAAATTAATCGTCTGATCAAAGACTTAAAAATCTAAATAGAGGGGAA